ATTAATGGCTAATAAAAGAAAGCAAGTTAATTCTAGATTAGTGTTAGGTGTTTGGGGCCATCCCAAAACAGGAAAGACAGGAATCGCTTTGGATTTTCCCGATAGACCAATCTATGTTTTAGATTGGGATAAGGGTGTTGAATCAACATGGCGTGAACATCATGGTTCAACTGAAAGAATACAGGTGTATTGTCCTATTGAAATGAATAAGGATAATATTATCGACATACAAGCAAGTGAAGAAAACTCTCACATGTTTATCAAGTATGTTAGGTCTAAGATTGAAGAAGGCGAGAAGCCTATATTCGTTCTTGACGGCGTTGATACTTGGCTTGATTCTTGTATCTTGAAGATTAACCCTAACCCTACCTTAGTTACAAAGGTTATGCCCTTTCAATACGGTGCTAGAAACAAAACTTTCTATCACTTATTGGATTCAATCTATCTTTTAGATTGTGACATAGTTTACATAACTCATGAAACTGAAAAGTATCACGACAGTACACCAATTGGTATGATTGCTAATTGGAAAGATTGGGGCGGCAAGTTAGAACAAGAGATTCATTGTTCAAGAAAGAAGATTAAGGGAGAGATACACTACTTGGCTGAATTAGTCGGTAGTCGCACTAATGGTAACTTAGTCGGTAAGACTTGGACTGTTAGACAAGGTACTCCCCCTAATATCGTTTGGAATGGTATTCCCGAATTAAGGGAGGGACAGGTTTGACTCCCGATGAGTATGTTTCTTCTGCTACTGTTAAACAAAAAGCAGAAGCGTTTGATTATCTTTTAACATACCATAAGCATACCGAAGATAAGATTTTACCCATACATCACGACCAAGTGAGTAGAATGACCACTTATTTGAGAGCAGTAATGGAACATCATTGGATGCTTGATGGAGATGATTTAGTTATGTATTACGATATATGGAGTGAAGAAGAATGATATTTAATGTAGAATCAAAATTATTAACAAAGGCTTTAGAGGATATACAAGGTAAAGGATTGTACTTAGGAGACAAAGGGTTTTCTAATTCCAAACTAAGTCCTTATGTTCTTATGGAATTAGAAGGAAATACATTGAGGCTATGGAATGGTGATTCAACCTGCGGCATTACTTTGACTATTGAAGTTACAGGAAATACTAATGGTTCTTTTACAGGTAGTGCTGATACAGTAGTTCCTTATCTAAAGAAGTTTGATGGAGAAATTACAGTATCTTATAATGACTTCTTGGCTATTAGTGCTGGTACTAAAACAGCATCAATACCTGCGGCAGTTAATCATCCCAATATAGATGCAATAACTAGGATTAAGCAGATGACAACTGATGTTACATTTGAAGCAATACCTGAAAAACTCTTTACCTTCGGTGCAAAGAAGTTTGAGGGTGCATTTCAACTAACTTCTGAATCTTTCAATGATGCAATTAGTGGTTGCGAATTAGTTAAGAGTGGAGTATATCTAATCAATAGTGCAGGAAATAATGTATCTTTTAGTAGTGAGAATGGAACTGCTAACACTTTTAGTGAGTCAATGACGGCAATACATAGTGTCGGAGAACCTGCTACATTACAATATAGTGGGCCACTTCATAAGTTTGTAAAAGACCAGCCTTTACTTAATTTCTATGTACGAGATGACTTCCCGTTATTGATTGTAGGGCCAAATAAGATGGTGGTTAAAGCACCGTTTACTAGAGGGGATTGAATGATAATTAGTAGGTGTATGGATGGAAAGCATGTATTTAAATCTTGGAGAGAAAATGGAGAAAAGAAGTTTCTAATGGAAGCGTTTAGGCCATATTTCTATGTTAAAGAAGATGAAAAAGAACATGTGAATTATTCACCTAGTAAGTATATCAGAAGAAACTTTGAGTACGAAAGAGGTGATTGGGTTAATCTAGATAAAGAAAGTCTAAAGAGAGTATATGTGGAAAACTCCTTTGACATCTATTCTGCTAGAAAGATGTTTAGTAAAACATACGAAGCAGATGTGCCTTATACATTTAGGTATGCCGTTGACACTATTTCAGAAATGCCAGAATACAAAATGCGTAAATGGTATTGGGATATGGAATGGCAACAAGGCGGAGAACATCACGATAAGATTACTACTATTGTAATGTATGATAATTATGATAAAGAATATCACCAATGGGTTTGGTTTCCTAAACAAAACTCAATTGATATATTCGATAATTCTTTAGAGATAAGCAATATGAATTATTGTAGTGATGAAAAGCATATGCTTGAACATTTCATTAATACTATGATAGACAAAGACCCTGATATGTTAATTGCATGGTTTGGTAACTTTGCAGATATACCTAAACTTCTTGAGAGATGCTGTGCGTTAGGAATCAATCCTAACAGGATGTCTCCAATTAACCGCATAGATGGTCTTAAAAAGAGCAAGGGTGGCTTCAAATACATTAAGGGTGAAAAGGGGTTTTCACCTATCGAACAGCCCATAGGGGGTCGCATAACCCTCAACCTAGACCTTGCTTTTGAGAGACAATGGAATGATTCGCAAAGAGGAACATTACCTTCTTTAAGTTTAGATTATGTTTCAGAAATTCTTTTAGATAAAAAGAAACTAGTAAGTGAAAAATTCCCAGACCCTAACGAGTTTTACCGTAGGGCTTGGTTAGAAGATACTGAAACTTATTTAGAATATGCTTTAAAAGATGTTGAATTGATTGTTGAAATAGATGAAACTAATTATTGTAGTGAAGCAATTATAGCACTTCAAAGATTATTGAAAGCACCTTTCGATGCTTGTTTTTATGCAAGTCATATGGGTTCAATTTACTTTATGCGTAATGCTTGGTGGATAGCACCAACAGGAAACAAAAAGGCTGAAAAAGAAACCTATAAGGGAGCCATGATTTATGACCCGTTAAGTGAGGACACTAACGGATTACATCTTAATGTGGCGGCGTTTGATTATAGCGGATTGTACCCAAGTATGATGATAGCACGAAACATTTCATTTGAGACTAAATCATCTGAACCTACGGAATTTGGAGTTAATATCCTAACGCCTAGAGATTTCAGCGAAGTTACTGAAGTGGAGATGCTTTATTACAAGACGGATAAGTTAGGTTTGTTACCTAAATCTGTTCTAGAATTAAAGGAATTGCGAAATGAATATAAGCGTCTTATGCGAGAGGCTAGGGAATCGAATAATGATAAAGACTATATTAAGTGGTATAACAATCAAATGGCAGTAAAACGCCTATCTGCATCTTTTTATGGCATAATCGGATATACTGGTTTTGCTTGGGCTGATGTGGATTTAGCCGCAAGTATAACAGCAAGTGCAAGAGAAGCAATTAGATTAGCAGCATTCAAAGCAAAGGAGATGGAAGTATGAATAAAAGATGTCAAGTATGGACTAATAAAATTATAGCAGAAATGAAAGAACCTTTCACTGCTCTTACCATAAGAGAGAAATTAGTAGAACGCCATAAATCAAACTATATTGAAAGTAATACATCAATAGGCCAATATCTTTCAAGGCATTGTGTATTGATAGGTATATCTGATTCTAGGCATGTTTATAGGAAATGTGATTAATATGATGACTAAATATGTAACAGTAAAAGTATCTTATGATACTGAAGAAACATGGGATATAACTTTACAAGAAGTAAAAGAGATATTTCAGATGATGAATAACTTAAAGCGTCATGCTATTATTATAGATACAGAACAAGGTGTTAATCATGATGATGGACAAGACGAATGAGTTATTAGAAGAATTGCTGGCTATGATAGCAAAATCAAATAAGATATTAATGATGGTAAATATCGTAAACATAGCAACCATCATAACAATAGTGACGGTGATAGTATGAATGAAGAAATTAAAAGATTAACAATGGAAAATGAAGCATTAGCAGAAAGAATAAAAGGTCTTGAGAAAAGAATTAGACTTTTAGAAGATGAGCAAGAAAATATTCCTTCTGTATATCATGTAGCGAAAGCAATTCATGAAATACAAAATGACCTTAAAAGCCTTCACCCCGAATTACATTTTAATAATTCAGTGTATGCGCCCGATAAGGTGGGGAATTGATGCCCTTTACTTATGATAGGACTTGGACTGAAATACACGCTATGCTTGAAAGAGCAGAAAAGAAACAGAATATGCACTATACTAAAATGCAGAGTCCTAATAAGAAAGACCGCATATATCACATGAGAAACTACAAGGCATTGGAAGGAGTAATCAAAGCCTTAAAGTGGACTCTTGGAGATAAAAATATAGAACACCCATTGGAGTGATAATTATGAAAGTAGTTTACGGACATACCGATTCAATATATGTTCAGATTGACTCTATTGAAAGAGCAGAAGAATGTATTAAAGAGATTGAAACTAGCGTTAGAGAATCCTTTCCTAATGTTATGGGATTAGATGAACACCCCGTAGTATTAGAGTTTGAGAAATACTATTCTGCTTTAGGAGTAGGAGTAACTAAGAATAGAAATGCCGGTATGATTGTATGGGAGGATGGTAATTATTTAGATAAACCCAAGTTTACCATGACAGGTTTTACTGCGAAGAGAGTTAGTGAAACTCCCTTCTCAAAAACTATTCAGACTGATGTACTAAAGATGTGGGTTAACTCTAAAACGGAAACCGAAATCTTAGCATACTTACATGGTAAATATACTGCTACTCTTAATGGTGAGATAGAGATTAAAAACTTCATCAAGAGAAGTAGGTTAAAATCTAATCGCTTTATGGTTAAGTGCGGTAAATGTAATGCTAAATACCACATCACCGATTGTTTGAAAATGGGATGGTGTAAAAAGTGCAGTAACGATACTAAAAACTTCACTACTTTAGAAGGCAAAAAACCCACATTTGGTTCCGGTATTGCCGGTGTATTATATGGTTGGGAAAAGAAGAATATGACCTTTGATGACTCTTATCTTTATCTTAAAGTAAAGAGTGTTAACGATAGTTATACAAGTCCTTTAACTAAGGAAATAAGAAGCGTGGAATATGTTTCCGGCACAACCTATGCAGACTTTGAAAGTTATACGGTTGATTGGCCACACTACGCAGAACAGGTCTTAAAAAAGGCCGAGCCTATTTACAAGGCTATGAAATGGGACTTATCTAGTATAAGGACTGGTAAAATACAAAGAAAATTAGATGATTGGTGGTAATATGAATAATGATGAAAAATATAATGCGGTAATTTCTTCTATGCAAGATTTTACTTACGACTGGAAGCCCGAAAATTACGAAGACCCAAGTATGCCTATATTGAAGATAACTAAATCTTCTCTTGGAACATTTCAATGGTGTCAGAAAAAGTACGATTTTTCTTATATTCAGCGTTTGCCTCAAGACCAAACAGACGCTATGTTGAAGGGAACTATTTGTCACACTACAAGAGAAAACTTTTTCAATGATTTTGATATTAAAAAAGCAGAATCTATGAATGCTGATGAAGTGTTTGAGTATTGTCAAAGTCTTCATCCTATTGATGATTACTTGGATATATCAATGACGCAATCGGCATTTGAAGCCGAGCGTTTTATTGAAGCAAGGGCAGAAGATAAGTTAGATGAATACTTACCTGTTTGTAATGAAGGTAAATTCGATGCCAATATAACTATTGACAAAGATACTAACCCTAAATATCCTCTAAGAAGAGATTATGTAATACACATACAAGGAATTATTGACCGTATCTTTGAAGTGGATGGCGGCTATCTTCCTTTTGAATATAAAACGGGGCCGTGGAAAGACTACAAGAAAACTATGATGCGTAAAGAAATGGCGTTTTATCAACTGTTGATTGAAAACTCTCCCGATGAAGTATTAATTAAGAATGGATTAGACCCCGAAAAGAAAGTAACTCATTGGGGTTGGTACTATCCTGTTTCTAATTATGTGTTTTCACAAAAGGTAGCAAAAAGAACAATGACTTCTGTAATGAATCATATAGCCCATTTGATTTGGTCTTATGAGAATAGTCAATTTCCTGCAAAATTCTTTTACAAAACTTGCTCATTCTGTTCCTTCTTTGGAATATGCGATGCGGCACAAGAAGATACATGGGTGTGATTAAATGAAATGTAAATTATGTAAAGAAGATATAGAAGGCTACGGGCATTACCTAAGTAAAGGTGGTTATTGTTGCGATACTTGTAATTGGGTAAAGGTTATACCAGAAAGAATGAGGGGGAATCATCTATGAATGACGATGTGATTAAACAAAAAGTATTGGCTAGAGATTGGACATTTACAGAAATATCTAATCTAAAGCAGACAATAGACACACTATGTAATGAAATATATTCTGAATCCAAATTAATCGAACGGTTTGAATTAATTAGAGACATTAGAATAAATGAAAGTTATGTAGGTCATACATTTGAAGATATAATGCGAGAAGCAATAAATACAAAACTATCCGGCGAAATAGCCGGTGTAATAAGAAATATGCTAAATACAGCAACAGTGAATTTTGGAGGTAATAATAATGAAATATCCGAGGGAAGTATGGGCGGGGAGCCACATAAAGAACGCACCGCAGATGAAAAGAAAAGTCGTCTTATCGAGGAATGAATATGCTGAGTTTGTTAACGCTCAAAATAATAGGACAAATGTTTATACGACAGTTTATGACTTTGAACATTTTTCAGAAACGGCAAAAGTAGATTCATCGGTAATTCTAGATAGAATATTTTTAGATTTTGACGGGCATGATAATGATTTAGAATACGCATGGAGGGATTTGAAAGTGGTAATGAATATGGTCTTAGAAAAGAATTGGAAATATACTTGTTTCTTTTCGGGGAGAGGTTTTCATTTATTTTTATTTGGTAAACCTGCTGATAATATCAGAAGTATTCAAACTTTCTTTAGAGAAATAAAATCCCATCTCAAAGCAAAGGTGTTTGGTAAAACAACTCTTGATGATAGAGTAGGTCAGTCCACTAGATTAAGAAGAGTACCCAACACGGTAAACATGTCATCTAATTATTTTGGTAATTCGCTATACTGCATACCATTGAAGCATACCGATTTGCATATGAGCATCGAAACGATATTAGAATTAGCAACCAAACCACGCCATATACCCTTTAAAATCAGTGGAGAAATGGAGGTTACTTTTCCCGATGTACCCCCTATCGAAGCCGTTGAGGGTGAAATTTCTGTCCCAAAATATACAGGAAAACTTCCAATATTACCTTGTTTACACAATGCTATAATGACGGAGAATCCTTCGCACATTGCTAGAGCATACTTAGTTTCTTGGTATAGAGACTTGTTGACAGGAAGGCGACCTTTAAATTCATTGAAGGAAAAACAAGAAGTATTAGACTTAATTGTAAAAGAAATAAAACAATTGGTTGAATCTAATGATGAAGTATGGTTAGATTGGGATGAACAAACAACTAGAAAACACGCTAAGTTTACAGTATTTGGTAATTATAAAACTCCTTTCTGTAATAAGTTA